CCGACCTACTGATTACAAATCACTGTCAAGATGAATGATTTCAATGACTTAGCAGTTTTCTAGTGATTTAAGACTGTGTTGGATATCAATAGCTTAGGGAAACTAGTCCGAAAGCAAACTCTCTACAGCATCCACCCGCGCCGACGCCTCAGCTTCGAGCCGCGCAATCTCGGCCTCGTCGCCGTGCGCAACGGCCCGGCTATATGCCCGCTCATCTTCGTCCGACCCGAAGGACGCCTCCGCACGCATGAAGCTGCGTTTCTGCGCCTGGTGCATAGCCGCGCGCTCTTCGGGGGTCATGGCCTTCACACGCTCGGCGGCATCGGCCATCATTTCTTCAAGTGTTGCCATCGGTCGGCCTCCATTACTGAGATTGGCCAAGATCGGCGCCGCACCTGATGCATGACACGCTCTCGTCAAGCTTGGCCTTCATCGGAACGTGGTCGCCACGCTCACACATCGCGCGATGCTTCTTGACCAGATACTGCGGATCGGTGCGCATTGCCTCGTATTCCTGCGGAGTGATCATCGGTCGGCCTCCCCGTAGATCTCGTCGTGTATCCGCTCCACGTCCTCCTTGGTCACGTTTGGTGCGCTGTCCATCATCTGACCGTAGGCGAAGCTGATCCTCTGGTCGCGGATTTCAGCGGCAGTCATTCGACCTCGCCGCCGCGCCATTCTTAGATATTTGATGAGTGCGCGTGAGCGCTTTGGACGGTCTTTAAATATCACGATTGGGCCCCTCCTTAACTGAGATTTAGATCGTGAAACGCCTTAAGAAACTTGCGCTTTGCGGTCTGCGGCGACCAAGGATCAATACTGATCCCAAGGCGCGGCTCCGGCAGGCACCAATCACGGGGTGGGCTCGCCATGATCTGCGCCGCTTCATCCGCGAGAATTGCGCTATCAACACGCTTCACTTCAACTGGGATTGGCCATGTCAAGCCGAACGCCTCAGCGACTGCGCGTTCAACAGATTCTTCTGCCTCCTTGTAGCCACCAATAAACGGCTTCACGGGGCGAGGAACATCAACTAAGTACGCCTCAGATGCGTCATGTAGTAGTCCCCAAAGTCGAAACTCCTTCGGCACATTCCTGGACACAAGAACGGAGTGTTGCGCCACCGAGTAGAACTCACGACAGTGACCAGCATACCGGCACAGGTTCGACAGCGCGTGCGCGATATCTTCAATCTTGACCTCGGACGGCCTAGGGTCCATTGGCCAGAACGCCAACCCGGTAGCCGTTTGCATCCAGTCGCCTCGTCTCTGCTCGCCCATATCTTCTTCTCCTAGTGTGGTTCTGTAGAAATGCCGGCCCAGTGATCCGGCTTCGCCCGCTGCGCGGTTCCGACATACTTTATCACAAGATCGCGCACCCACGAGGTTTTCAGTGTGCCAGTCTCAAGACCAAGAATGCCCTCGGCCGTCTTTACCACTTCGCGCGGCGGCCGCTTCGGGACGGCGTGCCACTCGCGAATGATCGCGTCCGCCTGCTTGTCGGTGTACTGGATTGTCGCGGGCCGGCCGTGTGTCTGCACTACCGGCACGTCCAATGTGCGCGGCTTCTGCCGGCGAAACTCTGAAAGCTTCGCATCGCTGTCGCAGATGACGGGCTCGTGACCGATGACCTGGAAGGCGATGCCCCCGCCCTCGGCAGCTGACAGGATCGAGGTCATGTCGCTTTTCTTCATCAGGCCAGGCTGGGCGAAAATCACGGTGTCGCCATCGCGGATCGCGAGGCCGGGATACTTCACAAGAAACGGCAGATCATCAGGCGCATAGACCTGTTCGGCCCCCGCCACGAGAAGCGATGCGCGCTGCTCTTTCGTCCCGAATCCAACTTTCATGGGCGGACGATAGCCGGGTTTTTCTACAGGTTGCAGCATTTTCTACAGTTTCCGAATTGACTTGTAGAAAAGGTACTGTAGATTGTAGATAAGTCAACTGTAGAAAAGTAGAGGACACTCAGATGCCGAAGACACACGCAGAAGCCGCCACTGAGCCGCATGCCACTGTGCCGCTCTCAACGCTCCGCTGGTGGCGCGAGTTGGTTGACCTGAACCCAGCCGATCTGGCTCCCCGCCTAGACGCTCAGATCGAGCGCCTTGAGCAATCCAAGTAGAGGGAACCCAAATGCCTGACCAATCCCGAGGACTATACAATAAATTCCACGTCGAGCGGACGGACGGCAAGTCCGCCCCCGGTGAGGAGCATGACGGCTGCGAGTATTTCGTGCTGGACATCACGCATGACAAATTCGCCCGCGCTGCCCTGTCCGCTTATGCCGATGCCTGCGAGGCGGATTACCCGCTTTTGGCCCGCGACATTCGCGCCAACTATCTCGATTGAATCAGAGGACGGTCCTGCAATCAGGGCCGACACCCGTGTTCTTCGCAGGCTATCAGCGTTTCCGCCAGCCATCCCGCGAACGGCCGTTCATTCTCGATCAGGTAGTCGACAGTGCTTTCGTCAATCTTGGGCGGCTGGCGCTGCACGTCCTTGAACTGCGCCGGGCTGCCAGGCCGTTCCTCGACATCGAACCAGTCAGCGCAGCCAGTCAAGAAGCACATCGCGCAGGCTATCGTCGTCCATCGCGTCCACATCGTTCCGTCTCCTGTCGCCTTCCTCAAGCGTCTGTAAGCGCCCCTGAGCGCCCTCAACAGCCTCGCGGGCCTCATGGTCCCGCACGGCGTCTGAACGCAGCCACGCGGCGCCTGTGGCGGCGAGGGCCAGCATTCCGGCCACCACCCCCGCCAGTACTATGCCGCGTGATACGCCCAAGGCGCTGGCGAGCTGGGCAATCAATGCCAGCCCCGCCAAAGCAGGTATGCCGCAAAGGCGATGATCGCCAAGACGGCCGCAGTCTGGGCGACGGGCGCCAGATCGCCAAGCAGTTGGGTTGCGGCCGGTACGTTTTCGATGGCCACGGCCGTGGCGGCCGAAGCGACGGCGCCGGTGGCGGCTTTTACCGGCGGCTTGCGTGTATTTTCGTTGGGCAGATTGGTGGCCGTTTGCTTCCAACGTGTGCCCCACTCCCGACGCGGCCCCATGTCGATGTGCATGAAGCCCGAGGCCGGATAGAAACCGAAGCCCTGGAAGCCGACGGCGCGGGCAGCTTCCTCGAACCGGATGGGATCGTGATTGTCCATCCTGATGTCAAAGGCTTCTCCCAGCATGTGCTTTGAGTGCTTTGCCCCACCAACTGCGCGATTGTGTTCCGGGCTCCGATAGGCGCTTACGACAATGAGCGGCCGGCCGAGCTGATTGCGCAGCTGCTGCAGCATGTCCATTGCCCGCGTGTTGAGCTTCAGCTCGCCCTCGCGCTTGCTCGCCATTTCCCGCGGCGAGAAGTTAGCCCAGGGCCATTCATCTTCCGGCCATTGGGTGAAGTGGTCATAGGATTTCAGCATGTCAGCCTCCTGTGCCGAAGATCAGTTGATGAATTTGCTCACGAAAAAAGAGCAAGGCATTGATGATGACGAGCCCAACAAAACTGAAGACGGTGAACGCTGGGCGGGCTGCGCCACGCCAGGGTGCGTTCTGGGTCATCTTCCTTGCCTCAATAGCTGCTTGATATCCTCGGAAATGATGTCCAGCTTGCCGGTGATCTCCGCCTTGTCTTCGGCACGGCCCTTTTCCAGCCGAGCCACCTCCTCGCGACGCCGATCCTCTTCGCGCTTGATGTCCCTGCTGTTGAGTGCACCTCTTGCCTCGAGGCGGAATAGCCACCCGAGCGATACGACCGCCGCTGCGATGACATGCCAGAATTTGCTGATGAACTCTTCCATATTAAAGCGTCTCTTCGAAGCTGAGCAGGGGAATGCGGATCGTGTCGGGCACGTCCTGGTATCCAAACCAGTTACGCCAGACGCTCTTGACGCCGGTATCAAGGTAGAACGGATGCCGCGAGCCTGACCAGTTGTCGCCGTCGTTCAGCTCTTCACTCCGCCCGAGCGACACGATTTCGGTGCCGGCGGAGCCTGGGTCGCTCGCGAGGGTCAGAGTAAATTCCAAGCCCTCGCCATTCCCGCCGCTTTCCGTTCCTACCGACACCGTGTCGATAGTTTGTTCAACGCCATTGTAGAAGAAACGGAAGCCTTTCTGGGCAATGGCAGGCATTTCGGAAGTCGGAACCTCTTCGATCTGAACAAGCTCAATATCATCGTCGCCTGTCAGCCTGATACTGGTTGAGTTGACCGTCACAGTGACGGTATCGCCCGACCGGGACGCCGTGACCGTAAACCCCGGTGCCTGGAACGTGCCCCCGAGCTTGACCGTTCGGTAAGCAACGCTCGCCGCGTCTGCCGTCATCATCTTGCCCGGCCTGCCAAGGTGAACATTGTCCTTCTCGGGGTAACAGGCCATGTTGGTGAACAGGATCACGTTGCTGTCGCTTTGCGCGAGGCTCCGCTGTTCCTCCGGGATGCCCTCGGCACTCCCCAATATGCCGCTGTCCTTGTTGCCAACCTGGAACATGAACCAAAGCGGGTCGCCGGACTGGCCGGTTTCCGTCTTCAGATCGGCAATCATAGCCGTCTTGATCGCAGCCCACTTCGAGGCAAACAGGTTGTTGTCGGTCTCATCGACGCCGTTGACGCCGTTGGTGCCTTGGAAGGCCCAGACCGCATCCACCTCAAGGTCACGACCGTAGCCTGACGCAAGTGTTTGGATCGCTCCGGCCGCGGTGATCACGTTGTCGTAGGCGTTGGTTGCCTCTTCGAAGGCGACTGTCGCTTCACCGCCTTCCGCAACGCGAAAGCATACGGTGCCCGGCGTGCCTTCAAGGTTCATTGCGCCGTACCGTCGTTCAAGGTACTCGGTCGCAATAGCAATAAGGTTGATCGGGCATTGCTTGTTGGCGATCAGGTCGCCGTCGTCCAGAGGTTCCAGCCCTGTCAACTCCGCGCCCGTCGAAACGGTCGTGTCGAAGAAACGCTCGCCGCTGGTTGTCAAGATGTGGTTTGGATACGGCTGGCCTTTGAACGGAGGGACAACAGTGCCGTCCTCCATATTGGTCGTAAGGTCTTGCATGTGGCTCTCACCGTAGCCCATGAAGAGCCTAAGCGGGCGCGCATCGTCCACAACCGCAGTATCATCCGATCCGACACGGGCCTGTTTCACCTGAACGGTGCGACCGTCAGCATCGCTCGCCAAAGCGTGTACATAGTCGTGGCCGGATCGGATATTGAAATACCGCCCGTTGTCGTTCCCTCGAAAGCTTGTCGAAATCCCTTCAATGCTGCGGTGCAAATCGAGAATATTGACATACCGGGTCGCCCCGCTATCGCTCTGATCCTGCACGATCATTTTATCCGCAGCGCCAAGCTCAGACACTTGCGTGAGCGTGTCGATCAATATCTTGGCGTTTGCCGCAGTCATGACCGAATTGATTAATGTGAGAAAGTTCGCCTTTCTGGTGACGCTCCCATTGCTGGCGTCCAAGAACAGCAGAACGTCGGAAACGCCGAAGGAGCTTTCCAGCGTTTGTCCGTCGATGAACGCCTTCATATATGCATCGCTTAGGATCGCGTTTTTCAAACTGAGGAAGTTGACGGTTTTAGGGTCGGAGCTATCGCTCGCGTCCAGGAACGTGAAGCGGTCAGACACGCCAAGCACCGTTTCGGCTGTCAGGCCATTAATGATGGATTTCAAATTCGTGCTGGTCATGAGCGCATCGCGCAAAGCCGCGAAGTTCACAGACCTTGCCGCACCTTCGCTCGCGTCTCGAAATACGAACTTGTCTGAAACCCCGAGAGACGTTTCGGCGTCTTGAGCGTCAATTAACTCTTCAAGATCAAGCGCGGCGAGGATCGTATTTTGTAGCGTGGCAAGTGTTACACGTTTGGGCGTATCCAAGTCGTCCGCGTCGAGGACCGTAAATTCGTCAGAGGCCCCAAGCGTTCCGTTCGCCGTCATAGATTGTATAAGATTTCGCAGCGACGCTATGGTCAGCAATGCCGGTGCGGCTTCTGCTTTTCGCGCCCAATGCTTGGCCGAATACTGATCGGTTTCGACTTCAACGTCTTCGTCTTCTTCAGCCCATTGTTCGGCCTTATCTCGCGCAACTGCTGCGGCTGCGGCAAATGCTTGCGCGCTCGCAATATCGCTCGCAGCAGGTCCAGATTGGAAGCGATTATCTTTCCAGAGCAATGTGACGTCATCTTTTCCACTCAAATCAAGCGGGCGATGGGCTGTGGTCGTGCGCAGCGACCGACGTGACCAATACAACGCTTCTTGCACCGACTGCACGGTGCGGTCCATCTGGACCTCAACGCCCCTCTCACGGCTGTTGCCGCCGCTCCAACCCTGCTCGATTGGCGTCTCACGATAGATCCTCAGTGTCCGGCCATCATGCGTCGTCGCCGCACCTGCGGATAGTGTCAGGTTGCCGCTGTCACCGCTTTCTGCGCTGAGAGAAAAATCATCACTGTCCAACGCCGTTTCGACGCCCTCGATCACGACGAAGGGGGCAACGGCGTTCTGCGTGAACTCGTGGTTGATGGCATAGGGTCCGGTGCCGCTGACGGTGTATTCCTCGGGGCCGGGATAAGCTTCTGTGGTCATTGACCGCCTCCAAGTGCGTTTGAATAATTGGGCCAACGCGAGGGCAGCACCTCGCCGCGCTTCCACCAAAGCGATGTGCCGTAATCCTGCTCGGCGCGGCGGGTCGCGCGGCGAAAGGCGATGTCGGCCTCAGGATCGAGCAAGAGCTGCAGCTGGTCGCCTACCCAGGCATCGAAGGGACGACGCAAATACCAGAGGCTTGACGCCACCGGCGTGTTGAAGCGAACGAAGTTGGCGATGTCGCGACCAAGCAAAAGGTCTTCACCTTGCGCGGCTCGACTGACGTTGCTGGAAATCGGAACCGCGATGTCAGCCACCAGTCCCGCAACCGGCCCGGCCAGGGTTTCCGGAATGCCGCCGCCGAACCGGTTGGTGCCGGCCGCGAAGAAGTCGCCGAAGATGCCGAGCCCCCCGCCCTGCAGGCCGGCCGCCGCCCAGAATTTCATGTTGTCCATCGGCCGTGGGTCGCGTCCCTTGGCCAATTCCTTGAGCTGCACCGCAACAGCCCCCATCAGCGTGAGACTGGCGCCGAGTTTGACGGCATAGGCGACGCGGGCCAGCGGTGTGGGTTGCGCCCAGAAGCGGCGCATCTGGTTGATCATGAGCGACATGGCGAAGCTCTTGAACATGACGCCAGACCGGGCCAGCTCGCCCAAGAACGTGCCGGGCTGCGCGGTGTCCTGAAAGGCCACGCGACCGGCGAGGTTCACCGAGGGGATGGCGAATTCCTGCTGTTCCTCGAAGATCGCCTGCAGGCGCATCGCCAACCCCTCGGCCTGGTCGCGGGGCAGCTTGGTCTGGTGTTCCAGCCACCATTGCGGCGACAGGAAACTCGCGCCGTTGGGCGCGGTCATGAGGCTGGCGGGATCGCGGAGGATGTCCCATTCGGCGGCGGTGATGCCCCGCCCTTCCAGAAGCGCGCGCAGCTTGGGATCAACATCCTGCAGCGTGCGGCCGGCATTGGTGGCCAGGTAACCCGACAGCTCCATCTTGAAGGCCGTTCGGCCCATGTCGGTCCAGAAGTTGAGGCCCGACGCACGCAGGGTGAAATCGGCCAGTCGGCGGGTGACCTCCGGCGAGAAGGTTTCGCCGAGATAGCGTGCGGCGCCGGCGCCGGTGGTGGCCAGGGTGTCGGCCACCCATCCCATCTGCGCGGCCGTCTCGCGGGTGGCCGAGCTGGCCATCAGCTCGACATGCCGGGTCAGGATGCGGCCGCCCCCCATGCCGATGGTCTGCGCGGCAATCTCCATGGTCGCCGTGTCGGTGACCGACGACGCAAGCGCGGAGCCCAGCTTGGTCGCAACAATGTACTGGCGGGTTGCGCCGAAGAAAGCGGCAGATGCTTCGTAGCCTTTGGCGGGCATGTTCGCGGTGCCATCAGCCTGCGCCAGCATCGCCTTCGTGCGCGTGATCGAGCGCTCTGTTAGCTTGTCGATATCGTTCTTGAGGCCAAGAATGTTGCGGTTCCGCTGGCCTTTCGCATGAAGCTCCTGGGCGCGCTTCTCGGCGGTCTGCGCGGCGAACTCGAAACCGGCATTTGGGTTCGGCCCCAGCACGCGCATCAGCGCCACGTCGCGCGCCAGCCCGTGCAACCCGCCCACGGCCGACGAAAACGGATCGCCGGTGCCGAACGTCTTGTTATAGGCCAGCCAGTCGCTGCCAGATTTGAAGTGCAGCACGCGGGCCTCTGCGCGCTGGTTGTAGAGCGCCTTGCCGGTCGCCATCATCTTGGGATAGCGGTTCTGCCAGCCCATCGAGGTGACGTTGCCGTAGATTTCATCGAGCATGGCGCGCGCATCGGCCAGATCGCCGCCGGCGAGGCGCTGGCCGGGCTGGGCGGCGAAAGGGCGGCCGGTGCGCTTGTTGACGATCCGCGACCAGTCGAGCGGCGAGGTCGCGCCGTCGTCGCTCAGAAGGCTGCGGCGCCACGCGTCCTTGCCGGCCTTCCGCATCGCCATCGGATCGTGCGTGTGCATGATCCCGTAATCAGACAGCTCGCCGATGTCGCCGCCGCGCGCGTTGAACTCGCGCCGCATGCGCTGCTGTTGGGCGCGCACCGCGTCGGCCAACTGCTTGGCCTGGGCGTTGCCGGTCGCCTCGGCATGCAACTCGCGGATCACGTGATCCAGAAGCTTGGGATCCCGACTACCGCCACGTTTGCGAATGCCCGTTTCTTTCAGGAAGTCGCGAATGCCGCTGTTGATCGAGGTGATGTACGCGCGCTGCAGTGAGGCCACGCTTTCGCCGGTGTAGCCCGATCCCTCGACATACTCGACCATGGATTGCAGGTGCAAATCCGGCCGGTCGCTCTGCGCCAGAAGGGCATGGATGCGGCGCATGGTCTGCAGCTGGTTGGTGACGGCATGAAACCGGCTGTGTTTGGCGCGGCGGGTGGCCTCGCCCAGGTCTTTCTTGGCGAGCATCTGCGCCTGCGCATCGGGCATCACGGTGCGATACCGATCGTAAAGCTCGGTATAGACGTTCTTGGCCGCCTGCGCCTTGGCTTGCGCCGATGCGCCGTTGAGCTGGCCCGAGTTGACCGCCGCGTCGATACAGTCGTGCATGTTAGCCATGATCGCCCTCCCGGTTGGGACGAAGCCGCCTTGTCTGCGACGCCTCTTTCGCTTGTGACAAGGGGCTTCGTCCCGCCGCGCGCAGCGTCTTCGCGTGAACTACACGCCGCGCGCGGAACTTGGCCCGGGCGGTCATGCGTCCGCTCCCCGGGCAATACAGGCCGACACGACGGTATCGAGCACGTCGTCGGCATCCAGATCATCCAGCATTTCGCTTGCCATGACGGTTTCGCCGTTGCCCAGCGGAACCTCGAAATCGCCATCGGCGAGCAACTGGCCTCGGGCGGTTTGCGCTTGCGTCGGGGCAGCTTCCGGCGCGTAACCATCCTCAAGCGCGCGCTCAATTGCAGACAGCTTTGTTTCAGCGTCTATGTGACCCGATGGCTTCCCGTCCTCGCCAAAGGTGGTGACACGCCATTTCCCGGGCCGATCTGCAGCGGGTGAAATCAGGGCCGCGCCGTTTGCAGCCCGCATGCGAACCGGCTTGTCATCCTCAGCAAGCCGCGCGGCCGTCGCTGTTCGTTCGGCCCGTCGTTCGCGGGCCTCGGCAAGCAACTGCCGCACATCTTCTTTAGGCGGAGTGCGATCTTTGGCCACCGCCTCGCGCAGATCGTCCTCGGCTGTGCGCGCGGCCTCAATGGCGTCCTCGCTCATGGCCCCGTCGGCATAGGCGCCTTCAGGCACGGTGTCGCGCACGTCTGGCTCCGGCTGGCGCGACTGGCCGCGTGGCCGGCCCAGGTCATCGCCCAGATCGGCGAAACCCTCGGCATCGAGGGTGCGCAGCACGTCCGGCACGGTGGGCGCCTGGTCGAACAGGCCGGCATCGGTGCGTCCGACCTTGCGCGCCTCGGCGGCGTAGCGGTCGAGGAAGCCGGCGATCTTGCTTTTCGGGGCGGCCTTACCGTCTTTCCAGAACATGCCAACCAGCGCCCGCGTCAGCGGCGACACGGCCCCTTCGATCAGGTCAATCTCGTCCAGCAGCTCGGCCAGCACATGGCCGGTTTTGATCCCGTCCGCATTGGCCATGCGCCTGGCAGTGGCGATGATCCGCATGGCCTCGGTGACATGGCCGGTGATGTCGAATTCTGGCTTCACCTGGCCGTCGGCCACCTCGCCCGTCAGCCGGGCCCAGCCGGGGGCGGCCTCGAACAGCGCATCGAGAAGGCTGCGCAGCTCGGCCGCATCCTGTTCGGTGAAGCGCCGCAGGAGCTCGGCATCCTGATAGGCGCGTGCGAACAGGGCGCGTTCCAGCGCCTTGCGGCCGTCGGCATTCAAGCGGCCTTCGGGGGTGGTGAAGGCATTGCGTTCGGTACGGGGCAGACGGTCGAGGGCGGCGCGGATGAAATCGCCGTTGCCCGGATCGGTCAGGGGCAGGCTCGGATCGAGCCGCGACAGGGTGCCGGCATCGAGCATGGCCGCCTCGGCCCGGGCGCGCTCCACGGCCGTCATCCGGGCCACGCCGCTGTCTTGTGCCTCGACCACGAAAGCGCGCCGGGCGTCATCATCCATCTGGCTTGTGCGCCGTGCGACCAGCACAGGATCACGCACCTCGTCGGGTATGTCGAAGCCGGCGGCCTCGATCTGCTGGCGGTACGCATCGGCGCGGTCAGGGTGACGCTCATAGGCGCGCTCGATGGCGGCGAACCGGCCGTTGCCACTTTCAACGATGTTGTCGGGGCCAACGATAGGGGCGCCGCGGTCGGCGGTAGGGGCCGGCATAAGAAGCACTGGGTCGAGCGTGGCGGCGATGTTGGCCACCTGCTCGTCAGAATTGCCCAGGGTGCGGTCACGGGGCTGCAGGTCGCCGCTGGCGCGCTGCAGAGTGGAGCGGTCAACCACTTCGTACTCGACATCGACGCGCGTGCCGGCAGCGGTGCGCACCTGGCCGGTCTGGGTATAGCCCGCGCGGGTGGTGGTATTCACCGGCACATAGTCTGTCGGCGCCACACTACCCCCGCGCGGCACGGCGCCGCCCTCGTACTGGTCGATCACGGCACGGGCATGGCCGATGCGGCGATTGAGGTGGGGAACGCCGGGACGCTCGAACAGGGTTGAAATCAGCTCGGCGGCTTCCTCGGCCGACCGCGCCTGTCGGATGCGCGCCCAGGCGCTTGCCTCGGACGTGTGAAGCTCGTGAAACAGGAAGTCGATTTGCGTGTCGATGTCGGCCGGGTCTTTGCCCTGCGACTGGGCAAAACGATTGAGGGCGTGCCGGCGCGGCCCGTTCCATTGCCATAGACCAAAGGCGTTGCCACCGTCGCCCACGGCGCGGGGGTTCAATGCGGTGCCGCTCTCGACCATTGCATTGCCGAGCCAACCGGCCGCGATATGGGGCGACAGGCCCCGCTCAAGAAGGCGCCCGAAAATGTAGCCGGCCCGGTTTGTGCGCGGGCTGGCGTTGCCGGTCAGCGAAAAATCAAAATCCGGCACCGTGGGCGTGTCCTGCTCGCCAGCGCGGCGCTGGCCCTCGCGGGTGCCGTCGGCGTCCAGCTCGTCGCGCAGGATGGTTTCGGCCTCGGCGACCGCGTCTTCATGCATGGCCTGTGGCATGCCCTCCGGCTTGCCAGCCTTCCGCACGCGCTGGCGCACCTTGTAGGCTTGCGCTCCGCGCACGATGGCAAGGAAGCCGGCGCCCAACACACCGCTGGCCAGCGCCTCGGTGCCAATACGAGACAGCGCGTCGGGCTTTGGCAGGTCCAGCTCGTCAGCAACAGCGTATTCACGCGGCAGGTTGAGCCCCGCCGCGACCCCGCCCAGCACGGTTTCGGCCACGAAGGTGCGCAGGATACCGCCCTGCACGCCCACGGGGGCCAGGGCAAGGTTGATCGGGTCGACCAGATCGCGGGACAGGCCGCCAAGAAAGCCGCCTACGCCGGGGCCGTCGATGGCAATCAGGTCGCTTGCTTCGCGGTACTGGTCTTTGCGCTCGGCCGTGATCTGCGCCTGAAACTCGTCTTCGCTTGCCGGCATCTTGGCCAGCGCCGGATCACCGGCCGGGCCAAGTTCCTTGATGGCGCGGACTTCCTGCAGGAGCTTTTCGCGGTAGAGCGCGTGCCGGTCGAGGTTGACGCCGGCGGTCCCGTGAAGCCGGTTGAATTCCTCATCCATCCGGGCTTTCGCCTCGGGCGGCAGGGCATCGTAAATGTCATTCTGCGCCTGCGCTTCAAGCCTTCGGGTATAGCCCCAGCCATCGTCTTCCAGCGTGCCCATACGCCACATTGCGGCGAAGCGTTCTGCTTGGCTCGGCACTTCCGTCGTCGCCGTCATGCCGTTCACTTCCGTGGGCGGGCCGGCATCCGGCTGCTTCTTGCTTTCGTCGGTTTCTGGCAAGGTCAGATCGGTCACGGCCGCCTCCCCTGCACAAGCTTGCGCAAGCTGAATTCGTACCGCTGGCCGTTTTCGTCTTTCAGGGCAATGTCCTGCCCGCCGACACGACGTACAAAGGTGTAGCGGTCAGTTGGGCGACCACCAACCCAAATCGGCACGATCTTCGCGTCACTCAGAACGACATCGGCATCCATTCCCCCGAAGTCCGGGGCGGCGCCGCTGAGTGAAATTGCGGCCAGTCGCGAGGTATCCCCCGGAATGACCGACCCGCCCATTTCGATATGGCCCTGATCGTCGCGGCTGCGCTTGTCCGAGACGGAACCGTAAAGGTCGAAAAGGGCTTGATTGACATCATCACCGCGCACGCCCGGCGGCAATGGAACCTCATGCTGATTGAACGCGCCCGGCGGGTTGATCGTGGCAAGCCCGCCCAGCTGATCGCCATCGCCGCCCAGGGCGCGACTGATGGCCTTGCGAGCCTCACCGCTGTCAACGCTGGTGCTGTCCGCGATGGGGTTGCTTTCCACGTAAAGGGCCTCTGCCGTGGCCATGATCCGGGCTTCCAGCTCGGGCTGGTCGCGAAACTGGCCGGCCGTCACGTCGGTGAAAGTTTCGCGGAATTTCGCCTCGCTCGGCCGGGTGGCGGTGCCGTCCTTGATGCGCTTCTGAGCGGTCAGGATGTCTTCGACCGCATCGGCCGGCGCCCCCCAGCCAATCAGCGTGGCCGCATGGGCGACAACCCGGTCGCCGGTCGCTTGCATCAACACCCGCTCGGCATCCGGTCCCAGCTGGCGGGTGAACCCCTCCACCAGCATGCGGCGCTGGGTCGGATCGGCCTCGTCATCCAGCTGCGCCTTGATCGCCTTGCGTTCGTCAGGGTCCAGAATGACCGGCTGGGTGGTGTAGCCGTTTTTCCGCATCCAGTCGGAATTGCGCCGGCGGCCGGCAAGCCCTGCCTCGAACGCCTTCTGCCCCTCGTCAAGCGGCAGCTCGGGCACGTCAAGGCCAATGTCCTTCATGTGCTTCAGCGGATTGGTGTCAAGCGCCTTCTGCTTGTCGGCCAGAAGGTCTTCCAGCACGTCCAGGCGTTCTTCCTGGTAGGGGTGCCGAACCTTCTTGCTGCGCTCAACCTCGATGGCGCGCTGCAGGGCGGCCGGGTTCATGAGGCGATAAACGGTTTCGTCTTCATCGAGCGAAACCCGGGCCTGCGCCTTGCGCAGGGCCAGCTGCACGTCTTCGTCGTCCTTGGCGAGCTGGGCAATGCCCGGATCGTCCAGAAGGGCGCGGTCGGTCGGATCGAGACGTTCGGTGTTGTCGAGGCTCGAAATCCTGTCGAGGTTATCGACAATGCGATCCCGATGTTCCTCGGCGGCCTTGTCCGCGTCTTTCTGTGCCTTCTCGGCCGCTTTGCGCAGGGCGTCCGTGGCGGTGTTGCGCATGCGCGCTTGGGTCTCGGGCGCCAGACCGGAAAACTCGCCGGCCTCCATCCGGTCGAGAAAGCCGGCCGGGTCGTCGTTCAGCACCTGCAATGCTGCAGCTCCGTCCAGATCGCCGCGAACGTCCTGGCGAAGGCGTTCTGCCTGCTCGGCGTTGATGACCCCGTTTTGCAGAAGGCCCGCAATGTGGTCGTCGGCCGTCTGCGCCAACGTGGCCCGGGTATCGGCGTCGGCGTTCATGGCTGCGCGCGATGCCTCGTACATGTAACTGTCGAAGGTCGCCATGCGCTCAGACATGCGCAGTTCGAGATTGCGCTTGCCGACGGCGAAAGTATTGGCGTTAGCCAGTTGATCGAAGGTCAGCTCGAAGTCGGGCACGTTGCTGGGGTGCAGCACTTCCGATTGCCCGCTTTCGCTGCCGAGGTATTTCGCGCGCAGATTGCTAACACCCTGTTGCCAAGCGGTATCTGCCTGATCCGGGTCGCCGATTTCCTCGACCTGCAGGCGCAGATCGTTCATGTCGCGGGTCAGATCGACCTGCGCGCGCTTCTTGTTGCGGTCGAGCTTTTCCGCCCCGAGACGATAGAGCGCATCACCAAGTTGACCAAGCTCCTGACCAGCCGTGTTGACGGGTTGCTCGACGGTGCGGGGTGCGCGGCCCGGGCTGGTGCCCGCCTGGGGAAGGGTGAGCGTCATGCCAAAAGCTCCGGCCAGAGGTCGGGGGCGCGGTCGAGAAGACCGCCCGCGGCACTGAGGCCACCTTTAAGCAGGCCGATGCGGCCACGCGACCGGGCGGCTTGTGCTTGCGCCGTCAGCTCGGCCCGCTCGGCAAGGCCGGTCTGGCGCACCGACTGCGAGGCAAAGGTCATTTCCTTGGCCGCCGACTGACCCAGGTAGACGGCTGACGGACTGGAAAGATCGACACCGCGAGCAACCAGCTCAGCACGTTGCGCGGCAATCTGGCGCGTGAATTTCTTGCGAACGCGCTGATCCTCGATGGAATTCAGGATCGCCTTTGTGTTGCGCTCGCGCTCAAGCGCATCGGCGGTCGCCTCTCCTTGCTGGTAAGCGGCAAAGCCGGTTGCCAGCGTTCCGGCAACCGACGCGATGGTGCCGATGGTCTGCAGCGTCGTCGCACCTGCCGCAGCGGTAGCACCGGCAGCGGTAGCACCGGCGCCCCCCAAAGCGGGAATTGCTGCGAGTAGAGCGGGAACGCACATTACGGGCCTGCCTCGTCCATGTTTGGAATGATCGCGGTGACGGTCATGGGCTTGAGGCCGTCGGGGATGAACTCGAGAGCGACTTCATCCGCATGCCCGGTAGATACGTCTATGCGGCGCAACCCGGTTTCGGCTTTCACTTCGTCTGAAAGGAAGCTCTCCCCGAAGATGTCCTGATAGGAACCGATCTGTTCGGCTTGCCCCCATACCTTTTCGATACTGCGGACGGTGCCCCCAGCCGTCTTGTGGAGGCCGAGCCCGGTTTCGCCTTCAAGACGTCTGAGACGGCCGCGTGTATCGCCATTTCGGCCCTGTGCCTGCAATGGCAGGGTGCGCGCTCTGTGTGTGCCGTCGACCAATCCGATGACGGCCCGGCTCACGCTATCGGGAAGATAGACATAGCCGCCGGGCTGAACCGTCAGCGGGCCGAATTGCCCTTTATCGGTCCAGGCATAGACCGCCTGGCCAATCAGATGCGGAACGAAAAACGTGTCGTCGGCCGGGTCAGGCTCGAAAACGGCGCTGGCATAGGCGTGGTTGAAATGCGTGGCGGGTACAGCCCCCAGCATTGCCGGCCGGTTGTTGGCCAGTTCCTCGACATAGCGCACCGTCTCCCCGTCGATTTCGCGGCGCACGATGAGCGTGACGACATCATAGGTGCCGTCGGCACTCACGGTCACGTCCATGTCCTCCACGAAACCACCCGCCAGCGGCACGGGTGCCATGCCCAGCACGTCCTGTTCGGGATCATATGCAAGACAGGCCAGCGTGCCATCGGAACGCCTGATCCAACCATGACGCTCAGGGACGGACTGCCACACGATCTGCTCGAAGGTTGCGGCGCCCAGGTGCTGCGAAGGCAGCGACAGCTCAACAGGTTTCTGGCGATCTGACTGGAAATCGTATCGGATCTCAAACAGACGGGTCTTGTCTGCACTGATGAAGATGACGAACCCGTAAGGCACGATAGGTTCTGTCGGGGCGGCCCCGTCGCTCGATGCAAGGTTCGTGTCGAAGGTCGTGGGACCAAGGCCCTTGGTGCTGTCGTTGGAAAACGCAATATAGACCTCGCCGGCACCGCCGATGTAGATGCCGCGCAAACCGGCTTTCAGCCAGCTGATTTCATTGCGAGAGCGATCGCCGGAAATCTCGTAACCGAGGGCGCCATCCGGCAAGTCGCTCGGTTCAAAATCTGTCAACAGCCCGATGGTTGACCCCCAAAGCAAGCGCGGCTCGGAGGGCGTGTTGGCCAGGAACATGCGGCGGCGATGAAGGGCGAGCCGCGACGGGTATCCGAACCGTTGCGACCACGCACCGCGCGCCCAGCGATAGGTTGGATCGTCGGTGCAGGGTTTCGGAATGGCCAGCGTTACCGTGCCGGTGATATTGCGGGCATCGGTTACGCTGTCGATCCGCAAGATACCGGTATCCGTCGAACGAAACGCCCACTCGATCCCGTCGACGCCATAAGCTTGTGTGCCCTCGGTGTGCGTGGGCGGTGTTAAACCCGTTGAGGCTCCGGCAACGCTTTCGTAAATCTTGTCGTCATAGCGAAAAAATTTGTTGGCCGCGGTGCTTTTCTGGCCCACCCAAACCGGCACATCCTTAAAGTCGAGGGGCTTTACAAGGAACAGCGAGCCGACATCATCGGCGGTGAAGATGTCGGCATTCGCAGCGATTGTCACTTCGTCATCGACATTGATCTCGTCGGCGGCGCCGGTCGCCGTTACCTGGACCGTGACGTCCTTGTCGAGGTTTTGATTGCGAAATGGGCCGTTGACGAATTCCGTCGCCCCGATTTCCCAGTCATCGAGGGCAAGGCGAGACAGCTTTTGCACCGGCCTCTGCCCATCGGCAATATAGGTCAGGTCAGCATCCTGCACCCATTCGAGCGCGCCAAGATCGGCTTCCTGAAACGGCACGGCAAGCTCGAAAGGGCTCGCGCCATCCATCACCAGTTGGCCATAACGCCAAACGCGCATCAGCTCGTCGGTGAATTCCAGTGACAGGCTGTCGTTCCGGGCAAACTGGAAGGGAAGCCGGCGCGCCTTTTTGTTGTCCTTGGTCGTGCCGCGAAAGATCGTTCCGGGCGCGCGAGTAAAGGCGCCTTGGCGCAGAGGCAAAAAGCCGATGGATTTTTCCAGCCCGGTCTGAAACCGCTGGAAGTCGGTGCGTTCGCGAAGGAGCGGGTCAAGCTCGGCGCTGGAAAACGCGTTCTGCAAGGGGCGCGATTGTGTCACCAGATCGCCTCCGTCGCCCAGTCGCCAGAATTCGGGCGCCCGTCGATGCGTGTCGAGCTGGCCGTGTGGGCGTCGTTCGTTTTGGCAGCGCTGACGGCGTCCGCCACGGCGGTCTGCAGGCGCTCTTGCTTGGCACGCGTGGTCACGTATTTGGGCGCCAGAAGCAGGGCGAGCTGACCGGCAATGGCCGTCTGAAACATGCGCGGAAGATACTTTTCCTTGTTGTTGCGGAACGTGTAGCGGACGGTGACGGGCGGCTCGGTGTCCAGCCGGATCATGCGCTGATCCTGTCGCCAGCGAACGCAGGACGAGACATAGACCTTGCGCAAGGCCAGACAGTCATCTGGCAACTGAACCGTATAGGGCAGCTCGGGATCGGCAATGTCGGGTGGTTTCGGGTCGTATTCGGCGAGGCTGACAACACGACGGGCGAATGACCAGTCATATCCTTCGAGCGTGGTATCGAGCGCCGCGTCGTAGACGGCCGCGGCATCGTTGGCCTTGGGGCTGTCATCGCCAAACGACGTCGGCGGGGTGACTTCCATGAACAGGAACGCCTGCCGCAGCACGTAGTCAATGGCAATGGCGTCGGTCATGGAAGGCCCCTCGGGTCAGATAGGCCCGGGGCCGCGACAGGAGCGGCCCCGGCGGCGGTTAGCGGCTATCGAGCGAAACGATGCGGAACGGCATCGAGCCGGCGCCCGTGGCCCCAGCTTCAGCATGGATGTAAATGCCAATCTCGCCGCCGGGGTCTTCCGACATCCCAAGTGCCTCCCACCACGTCTTCCCGTGGTTTGCATCGCCGACGGCAAAGGGCGTGACAGTGTTTTCAGTGGCAAGCGTCTGATCGACCAGCGCATCGGTGTCTTCGCGCGTGCCAATCACAATTTGCGCGAAACCCCAGTTTTCCACGTCGAAGAACGTGTCTTCGTGAACGATTGCATCCGAAGGCACGTCGGCCAGGTGATACATGGAACCGCTGCTGTCGCTTGATGCGTTGGCGACGGTGCCTGTCAGCGCACGGTATTCGCCCTGTTGGGCGGCAGGCGACGGCGGTTCGCTGGTACTGTCCAGATAGTCATGGATGAGGTTGGATTTTCCTTCGACAACGGCCATTTCCGGCCCTCCTGTCTTGTTCGTTGGGGAAAAAGAGCAGGCCTGCTATTGCCGGCCTGTCAGGATCAGCTTTCGGAACAGCGGATGACCCGAACGCCGCCATCTTCGACACGCACGCAATCCACGAAGACCGACGTGTAGTAGTAGGGCAGGTTCTGCTGGCTGGTGTCGTTCCAGATTTGCCCTTCGACATCCTGCCAGAAGCCGCAAACGATATTCCGCTTCGACCAGACCGGACAAAGACGGTAGCCGTTGCTGTCCGTCGGCAAGCGGTTGGTGGCGATCCACGTAAAGCCCATCAACTCGGTCGGTTTTCCGCTCCTCAACTGCTCGACAGCGAAGGCGTTAAGCGACTGGTTGGTGGCGGCGGCAATGCCGATCAAGTCGTCAACCTGCTTGGGGGTGATGGCGGCATAGAAAGGATCATCGTCCTCCATACCGAACTCGGCCTGGTTTAGGTCGAGCTTGACCTTGCGCAGCTTGTCGAGCGACAGGCCATTTCCGCCCGAACCGTAGTTGTAAGCGATGAAGTTGCCGGTCGGCAGCGGCGTGGTGGACGTGCCGCGCTTGCCTTCGGTCGCCACCCCCATGATGCCGGAATTGGCAATTTTGAAGCCGGTGTTAGTTTCCTCGATCCCCAGAATGGTGTCGAAGACGCCGCGCTCGACGGTGATCACGCTGTCGCGAACCAGGTGGCTCGTCGGGTCCATCGCCATGTCGAACTTGTCGGCCTTGTCGATGATGTCGCCGTCATGGATCACTTCGGGCCGTACCAGCCACCTGCGCGAGCGATCCGCGCGGTTGCGCGGATTGGACCGGTCGTAGGTCGAACCGCGAATGTACTTCTTCTTGCCCAGGAGATCGGCAACGGAATGCGCCTCGCCGGTCAGCCCATTCATGATGGTGACGGCCGGGCGCAGTCGGTTTTTCCGCTGCTGGGCCACCGATTGCACGTTGTCGCTGTAAGTCAGCTTGTGGTGGTCTTCCACCTTTTGGGAATAGGACATTATTGCCCCTCCGTTTCCAAAAAATCAGCATGTGGTGAGATTTCGGAGGGGTCGCCCGGCCTGATACCGGACCCACACCTAGCCTTGTCGGGGCCTTTGGCGCCGGGACTTACCCGGATCAGACGGACCCAGAAACCGGGGTCGCCCGTCGACAGCGATTTGATCCCCAGTTTCGTGCGAAAGTCAAGCCTTGACACGAATTATGCCCCACGATGCGGGTTCGTGGGGCATATCTGCAAATTTATTTCGGTGAAGTTAACTGGTGGCAATCTTCGTGAGCTGCAGTTTGCGCTGATGAAGGCGGTCAAACTCCGCATCGGAGCCGTTTTCCTGTTTGCGCTTCATAGCCTGCATGTACTCACTGTCGGCCTTCTTCATGGCCTCAATCTCCGACCTTGCATCAGCCGGTGTCATGGCAAGGGTGCTGCCCTTGGCATTCAAGCCACCAGCGTGATCCTCGCCCAGCATTTCGCCGATCTTTGCGAAGAACCGGATGGTATTGGCATCGCCCGTCTTTGCCGAAAGGACCGACCGCAGGTTTTCCATCTGCGTGGCGTCCATGCCGATCTGCTCGGCCATGACGCTCGACGCCTGTTGCGCCAGTGAAATCCTGCTGTTCAGCTGGTCGCCCCAGTCCTTCTTGAGGTCATCCATCATCGCCGCCGTCGCACTCTGCAGCTCGCTCTCGGCCCCGCTCAGCATACCGGCCACCTTGCCGGCATAAAGCTGTGTCATGCGTTGCAGGGCCTTTGTGGGGATACCTTCCTCGTGGGCGATCTTCCGGGCCTCAGCCTCGAAATCCGTATCCCATTCCGCCTCTTTCGGCCAGTCTTCTGGGGGCTTGATGTCGTACTTCTCCGGCGCTTCGGGAATGCCGAACAGTTCGCCGTTCTGGCGCAACCACTCGCCCACGTCCTGCCCCTCGCCGGGCTTTTCCATGAGCTGATTGACCCCCTTGCCAAGTTTCGCCTTGGCGTTCTTCTCCATGCCCGCCAGCGACTTCACGGCATCGAGGGGATCGTCGACGGTCAGACCAAGCGCTTTCAGCTGCGACTGGGTGTCGGTGTCGAACCGTTTGTCTTCCCACCACTTTGCGTCGCTTTTCGGCGGGTCAGCCGGCGGGTCAGCCGGCGGATCAGCCGGCGGATCAGCCGGCGGGTCAGCGGGCGGATCGGCTGGCGGATCAGCCGGCGGGTCAGCGGGCGTACCACCCGGCGGGTCGGCGGGCGCCCGCACGAGCGTCTTCCAAAACAGTTCAATCGTCATAGTCATCCTCCATTAGCTGATTGAGGTCTTCGTGGGTCAGGCCCCCAAGGGCCAGTATTTGCAGGGCCAGCTCGCGCCGGCCCTCGTCGCGGCCGCACTGGTACAGGTCGCGTGTCGGTGCGTGCGGCTGGCCATTGACAAGCTGCACCGGCGGGGCAGCGAAGACGCCCCCCAGGTTGGCGATGTCGACGGCAAATTTCGGGTTGCGGGCCATGATGGCGGTCATGCGCAGGCCCATGCTGTGGGCCGAGGCCCGCGCACCGGGATTACCCCGGAATGCGCCGAACAGGCCCTGCAGGACGCCAATGCGGTGAAAAATCATGGGACTTCTCCTGTTGCTTCGGAACGTGCGATGGCATTGGCAATCGATGTGGCACGGTTCCGGCAGTCGCGCTGGCCGTGGATCAGTGCGATGACGACATGTTCATCCTCGGCTGCCAGCTTTCCGTTGAGATATCCGATCAGCGCGCGTTCCAGCCCCTCCTGGTCATGCAGCGCGTCGGCGATATCCTCGGAACGGTCGAAAATGATCTGATCCAGCATCATGCGCCCTCCCCGTCGAGCAAGGACCACGGCAGCACGAGGCCCCGTGTTACCACACCGCTCAGCGAACGCGCGGTGGTGTCCGGCGTCACGCCAGGAAGCGCCAGCAGCGCCGCCTTGTGCGCTCTCGCACCCCAATCGGTGCCCTCGAAAAGCGCCAGGGCGAAATTGGCGACGAACAAACCATCGGGCAGAACGCGCATACCGTCATCCGCCAGAACGCGCCCGGCAAGCTCGCTGCCCTCGCGCGCTTTGCCGATCATGTCGCCCACCTGGTCGAGAAGATGGGCGAGGCAGGCGCGCCCTTGTGCGGGATCTACCGCGGGCGACGTCGGCCCGTCCGTCAGCACGGGCAACGGCGAGCGATCCCAAAGCCGGATCGCCGCCCGGCGGCCGCGCGTCAGCCGCGCCTCGCGCACGGATTGCAGCCACAGCTCGGCCTCGCGGAACGTCATGCCGAGAAAATCACCGTCTCCGGCAACGTCGGACGAGCGAGCGCCCGGAAGCTCGTAGCGGCCATGCCGGCGGATCGCCGGCAGAACTTCGGCGGTGATCCACTTGCGGAACCGCTTGGCTTGCTCTTTGCGGCTGGTCAGGACGAGGGCGTAGAGGCCGCTTTCGTTGATGAGGTTGGTTGGGCGGTGATTACCCTCGATAGTATCTAGGGTAACTTCGTCCTCATCGAGCCGTTTTACCACGTCAGTTGCGTTCTGAATTTCCAAAACGCGGCAGACATCGGCTGCTACGAACCACGGGTCTTCACCGCGCATCACGACACGCACGGCCTGTTCTTCAAAGTCGAATGGGATAATCTCGGCGCTCATGACTGGCACCTCCTCAGGATCGAGTGAACCCGACCACTGGGGTGCAAATCCCGGGTGGCCGGACGAACAGGGTTTGCACTACCGCCCTGAGGAGCGGCCCACCTTGCGGTGGCCCCATCCGCCCGACCATAGAAAAAGCCGCGCATGGGTGGCGCGGCTTTCGGGCGCCTCAGGGTTGACGGGGTGCAAATCCCGGCAAACCGATTTCCGATCTGCACGGAAAGGTTGCCAGATGCGGTAGCGAGTGTCAACTTCAATGAGATTAATCTGCCTCGGAGACCTTTATGAGACAATTTTCTATCCCGTTCGCCGCGCTCGGCTTTGCGCTCACAATCAGCAGCTGTGGTCCCAGTGTGGTAAGCCTCCCTGTTGTCGGAAAACTTAGCAACGGAGAAACTGCCCAGGGCAGCGTCCTGCTGGACCTTTCGACGAAGCGCGGCGAGTTCGACATGGTGACGTTGAGCGGCCTCAGCTGCGAAGGCACCTACAACACCAGCCTTGCTGTCTCCACAATCACAATTCCAGTAGCGTGCAACAACGGCAGCAAGGGACGAGTGATCGCCACGCGCGATGCTTCTGGTGTCGCAGGCACCGCCATCGGAAGGCTCAGCAATGGAATGACCGGTCGGTTCTTGTTCGGAAACGTCAGTGCGCAGATGCAGGCTGACTTTCTCAACGAATGAGTGGAGTTTAGGATGCGTTCGTTGATCTTTATCGCCTTGCTTTTTGACGCCACAGCCGCTCGCAGCGCCGAGATCATCCCTTCTGGTATTGGCAATGTCGAAGAAGCAATGTTTACAGATTACCTTTTTTATCAAGGAATTTGCGATGAACACCTTCCAGGGCTCACAGCGGAAACCGGTTGTGCCTTGAGAGATCTCATGGGTTTTTATCTGAACTGGGCTGGATGGTGCACCGTTCCTCACGTTTTTTATGATGTTGGCTGGTTTCCGTGCGCGGATCGCTCTTTCAGATTTTCCCGCCCCGGGGTTCAGGAGTAGCATCATCAACCACCCCCTTCCTGCCCGCCGCCCTGCCCGGCCGTTACGGCTTGCGCGATGTCGCGCGCGCCAGCGCCACCTGTCTTGGCCAGCTCGGCCATCTGCTGGGCCTGCTGGGCTTGCAGCTCTGCTTCATACGACTGCTGAGCCTGCTCGCGGCTGACCAGCAACCGCTGCGGCAGCGTCGGGCTGGCCTCGTGCAGGATTTCGGCATAGTCGTGGGCGCTGATCCGGTGCCGCAGCTCGGGCTTGATTTCCATCATGGGCGCCAAGTCAGCCATGTATCGCCGCACCGCCGTAGCCTCGCTCGCGCGCAGGGCCAGCGCCGCCGCGCTCTGATAGCGGATTTGCAGTTTGGCATCCGACGGTGTGCCTTCGGGCACTGGGTCGATCTGGCCGGCCTTGAACAGCATCATGTAGCGCCGCTCGAACTTCCGGGCCGCGTATTCCTCCATCACCCTGTCGGCATGCGGCGCCCAGTTGCGCAGGCGCGCTTCCTCGATCACGGCGTTTTCTTCGTCGCTGATCCCGGTGCGGCCGGTCAGGCTCATGACGGAGTAGTAGAACGCCTCTTTCACTTCCTCGACCTTGGCGCGCTTTTCCTCCTGGGTGAGGCCGATGTTGCGCACGAAATCGAGCGTGCCCACCTGTTGCTGACCGTTGCGCATGGCGCCATAGATCGCCCCACCCGGCCGCCATGTCCCTTCGAGCGGTGCGACGTTCCGGTCAGGCAGAAGGCGGGCCGGGTCGGCCGCCCATTGCGCGGCTCGGATCGTGGCGTCTTCCATGTTGTGATTGGTCCGCGCGCTGGCCAGTGCCACGTATCCCACGCCCGTGCCATAGGTCATGCCGGTATCCACGTCCCAGCGGGGGTAGTAGAAGGGCATTTGGTCGTAGCCGCTTTCGCGCAGAAGGGTGTTTTTTTCCTCGCAGACATGCCGCGACAACCACCGCTTGCCGCGCGGCCCCAGCCCGCCCGCTGCGAAATTGTCGTTTCTCAGGACGTGCTGGTAATAGACTTGCTTGTCGGTCCCACCCTTTTCCAGTTGCTTCTGGATCGCCTCGGGCAGGGCATCCTTGCCGAAGAAGCCGGCAGCCTGCCGTGCGGTCAGCCGCATGCGCCGCACGGCCTCGACCACCCGCCCGAAATAGTCGATGTCGACCACCACATCGGCCAGGCTGACGGTCACGTCGATGAACCGCCTGGTATCGCGCTCAAGCTCGTCGTAGCCGGCCGCATTCCCGAAACAGGCGAGGTCGCCATAGGCCTGGTACGTGGCCGGGTAAAAGCTGGACATTGAAGGGCTGAAACTGTTGTGAACCTTGCGTGTCTGGCGGTCGAGCCAGTCCGCGAAGGGCGGCCACTTGTTCAGATCCTCGTCGGGCGTCGTCAGGCCGCCCCAGCGGGTGGCCGGGTTGGTAATCCCGGCATAGATGCCTGCCGCGAAATTGCCCTGCGCGATGATGGGCGCACTTGACAACGGCTTGACCAGCTCGCGGCTGGCCGGGTCGGACAGACCGAACCCGCCCCGCTGTGGCCGGAACAGTTTCGCGATGGTTTCCCAGTCTCGCTCGGACGAGCTGCGTTCGGATTTCAGCTCGCCCCACCGGTCGACGGCGGCTTTCGCGCGCTCATCTTGCTCCATGATGGGCTGATGTTTCATGCCGGTGCTCCCAGTTGACGGGTGGACGGGATGCCGCGCGCGCTGGTCAGCACCGCATTGGCGGCCCCACCGCGCCGGCGGCGCAGAAGGGCCTCGGCATCGGCCGCCGCGCTTTCCTCCTGGCTTGACTGGTTGGCGAGAATGGGCGTGCTGGGCACTTTCGGTTTTTTGAAGATACACATGGTCTTACGATCCTTGTCGGTTGGGGTTGATCCACGCGAATTGAGTGAAGACGGTGCGGCCGTCATTCCCGAAACCGGGCATGTCGGCTTCGCGGACAAAACCGCAGTGGCGCAGGAAGGCGGGCGCCGTGGGGTGATCTTTCCAGCATCGGGCCTCGATGCGACGCACGCCCCATTGATCGCAGAAGCCCGGCATTTCAGCTCTGATGCGGGTGCCGGCCCTGGCCAGCGCGCGACGGAAGGTGAGATGATTTCGCGAAAGAAAGGCTGCCTGTGCCACGCCAGCCTGCCCGGTATGGGAGACCGCCAACACGGCGAAGGGCTTGCCCCCCCGGCTTTCGTCCTTGACCACGAGCGATAGAAGCGCGTGCGCCTGTATTCCGCGCCAATCGCAGAAAATGTCAAGGTGATCCGCCGCACGGCCGCGCACAAGCTGGGCCTCAATGTGGTCATTCACATCGAGGTGGCTCAAGACGGCCATGCCGGCGAGATTGTCGAAGGGGGCAAGCTCGATCATGCGTGGTCAGCCCTCCGCCGCGGCGACGGCGCGCCGGGCCTTGTTCGCCCAGATTTTCAGGGCCATCTGCCGGGTGCTTTGCGGCCGGGTTTTCAGGCCACCGATGGTTGCCACCCAGCGGCCGCTGCCCTTCGGGCTCTCGTTGAGGGTCATGCCGTGATCATCCTTCAGCTGCTGAATGAACCACTGCGGGATTTCGTGATTGAACTCGGCGATCTGCGCGGCGATGCTCGCGAAGCGCTTCAGTTGCGGCCCGGAAAACGTCTTCTTCCCGGCCGGCTTGGCCTTGGTCTTGGTCATAGTAATCCTCCATAGGGGTCAGTGACATCGTGTCGGAACGACAGGCCGCTGTTTCTGTCCGACAAGGGCGGCCCGCCATTGTGGCCCATCTGGCCACGTCTCTTGTCGTCCATCCGGTCCATGTACGGGCTCAAGCCATCCGCGCGGTGCTGACCCAAAAGCAGGTACTGCAGCGCGTCCATGACGTTGGCCTCGGTGTATTCCTTTTCGGGAACCTTGCGCTTGTCACCGTGGCGATCGGTTTCATCTTTCCAGACGTACCGAGCCTCAAAGCCCCGGATCAGGAATTTGCAGCTGGGGTCGACCAACAGGCCGGGCTGCCCCGCCTCGATGGGGGCTTCCAACGCCGCGCGCACGGCTTCGAGCCTCGGCTGAATGCGGTTTGTGCCAATGGTCTGCGGGCGGATGATGAACCCCGCCGCGCGACCGACCAACAGGTTCCAAGTGTCGTTTTCTTCCGCGGCGGTGCTTGAACCATGCTCGCCGGCCATGTCGCCCCAGCCGGCCTCGATGCCAAGCCCGGGCCAGCGGTCCTCGATCATGGCGGCCAAGCGCTGGCCGAACACATGCGCCATCAGGCGTTCTTTCGGGAAGTGCAGCTCGCCCAGGATACGCCAGCGCATCCAATCGGCCAGTTGAGCCACGACAGCCGCACCCTTGAAGCCTTGGTCGAGCCCGACCAGAAGCGGAAGGCGAGGATCTGGTTGAATGGTTGCCTCGGCGACATGCAGGCGCCGGCTGAACTCGCGCAAAAAGACGGGTTCCCCGACCCGCATGTTCGTGACCTTGTTGTAGACAAGGCGCTGCACCATATCGCCCCGGCCGCTGGCCTTCATCGTGGCGATCTGGCGGGGATAATAGCCTGGGGAAAGGTTCTGCAGGTTTTCGCATCCTGCCTCACCGAAACCCGGCTGGTTGGTGAAGTCGATGATGATCGGTCGGACCTGGCCGGGCTCCCGTCCCTCGCGTTTGGCGGCCGCCATTTCGTCCTGTTCCATCGCCTTGGTCAGCTCGCCGGTCAGCTCCTTGCGCTTTTCCTCGTTGTGGAAAATGTCATGCGTCCAGTTGTCTTCCTCGGGCGCGTTCATGTCGCCCACGACCTGGCCGTAGCTGCGCAGCTGCGGCGGCAGGCCCGCGAAGTGCTGCCGGCCGGGCCAGCGGTCGATCCGGCCGATACCGACGGTCAGAACGTCGACGGGCATGGTATCGCCTTCGTTCATCACGATGTCGGTCGTTTGAACGCCCCGCATCGAGGCGATGATGTTGTCGCCGAAGGCCATGAACTCGGCGATGAATTCGATCTTTCCGTAATCGTCCTCGAACTCGATTACGTGGGTGACAGGATCGCCGCGGCCGCCAGACCACGTGCCAAGCTCTTTGGGGAAGACTTCGAGATAGCTTGGAATGCTGGTGGACCACAGCTGCCGGTAGGTTTCGCGGATGAACAGCACCTTGTAGCGCCGCACCCCGTCGAGCACCGAGCGGGGCATCATCACGGCCCGGCGAAGGCGCGATTTCATCAGCGTCGTGGTTTTCCCGCTGCCCACCGGGCCTTGGATGAAATGCACGTCGGCATCGGAGGCGTAGAACTCCATCGCCAACGGCCCCGGGAATGTAGGTTCCTGCAGGTCATCGAGGGGGTTGCCAGTGGCAAACTCGCCGTCTAAGCTCGCCAGTGCCTCTTTCGCGCTCAGACTTCCCCAGTCCGCGCCGCCACCCGATGCTGCCCCCGACCCCGTGTCGGGCATCGTCAAGACGCTCCCCCGACCCCATTGCCGCATGTCAGGTGTTACGCGCATTTCCGAACCTCCGGTTGCCCTAAATTCATCAATGGGGTCGGAGCCAGGGGCAGTAGGAACCGGGCGGGCATCCCCCCCCGGGGGGTCGCGCGCGAATTGCGCGCCGGCGCGGGCGACCGCGATGGCGCGAGGGCGCGACTGTCCGACTGATTTTCAATCAGTAGGCACGACGGTATTTTTGCCAGTGTTTTCAATCGCTTGCCTCATCCGTCCGATTTTCAGCGTCCGAATTACCGTTTTCGGTTTCGCTAAGCTGTTGTTTTCGCTCATTTTCTGCCGCCACGTCCGCAGGCATCATCCAGTTTGGATTTCGGGCGGGTTGCGGCGTCACATTGCGGGCGCTGGCGGCCGGATCGGCGGGCGCTGACTGGGCGCCGGGCATGACGACAAAGACCGGCGGCCGGCTATCCTCGTTGCCGGCCGCCTTGGCGGCGACATAGGGCAAGATCGCCTCGGCCGCGCGCAGGATCGTGGCATATTGCCCCTCGAACACGCTCAGCCGCTGTGTGGGTGTCGCCTTGTCCGGTGATCCCTTCACCTTGGCGGCGCCATCGTAAGCCCATGCCAGGATGCGCTCGGTGCGCTCCATCGCCAGCGTGATGGCGTCATCCCGGCTGCGCAGCCCCGCGACCTCGGCCACCACGTCCTCGGGCATGCGGCAACCCTTCGAGGCCAGCCACTCGCGCAGCTGCGAGCTGCCCTTGTTCTTCGCACCCTTCGGCCGGCCGATCTGCTGGGGCGCGTCGACCTGCTCGGCCTCGCCCGGAACGCCCTCGGGCCGCTCGTCGGGCAGGAAGGTCAGCTGATGGCCCATATCGCGCTGCCGCTCGATCCGCTCAGCCGCTTCGCGGGCTTCCTTCTGCCATTGGTGGTCAGCTTTCGGCATAAAAACCCCCTTTTTTATTGTTTTTCAGAGGGTTAGGCCAAGCCACAACGGCGCCACAACGGATTTCAGGGCCTGTTGTGGCTTGCGTTGTGGGCAAAAGGGCAATGATTTCAGATAGATAGTATATATCCACAACGGCACAACGGATATAGATAGATAGATAATCGTGCGCGCGCGCGGGCGTGCGCGCACATGTAGGGGGGCGCATTTCCGCGTTGTGGCGTTGTGGAATTTGATAAGTGTTTGTTTTCGTGGGTTTTTCGCCCACAACAGAGGCCACAACAGGGGGTGTTCGTTTTGTTGTGGCGTTGTGACCCGCACCCGTCGCTGCGCGGCCCTGAACCGCGTTAATCATGGCATAAGACCGGGTGCGGGGAAAGCGCGAAGAAAGACGGATTTCCAGTGGGTTACAGGGTGCGGGCGTCATTTGAAATCTTCCAGATCGTCGGAGGGTGGCGGGGCGCCGTCTTCGCGCGCGTGATCCATCGGCAGGGACAACAGGCCCGGAATGGATTTCAACGGCATATAGACGCCGCGCGATGTGATGCCGGCCAACGTGTTGGCGCTGTCTGACGGCATCGCTTCGGGCACACGCTTTGCCGACTGCTGCCAAACGCCATCGGCCCAGTCCGAGCCGTGGAATAGCTCCCTGAGGCCCTGCACCGGCTTATTCATGATGAACAGGCGGGCGCCGTGCTGCTTGTCGTCGTAGACGCGCAAACCGACGCTGGCGAGCATCTGGTTTGCAATCTTCTGGCGCTCGCGCTTTTCGTAATTGCCCTTATCGTCGCCCGAATACAGCTGCTGCTTCAATCCATCCGGCGCGGCCGGCAAACCTGCCGCGGCCATAACCCATTGCGCAATCGTGTAGCGCTGACCCTTCCGCCACGGGTCGAACACCTGCGACATCAGGCGCAGCAACATGGCCTCGGCGTCGTTGGTCGTGTCGCTGCGGTCGGCGTTCACTTGGAATGCGACCTTCTTTGCCCAGTTGGCGCGGGCATCCTCGGGCGCCACGTCGTCGGCCTCGGCCATGTCGGCCATTGCCATGACAGTTGCCCAGTTGTCCGCATCGCGGCCGGTGACGCCGGCGGCCTCCAAGCTGTGGCGCCACTGGGCCAGCCGCTCGGGCCAGCCGGGCCACCTTCGGATAAGCAAGGCTTTAAGACGGGCGCCACGGGCGCGCCATGTGCGGGGGTCGAGCCCCAGACCCTTGGCGCCCTTCTGCAACGGGTTCATTTCCAAGCGAATGAGGCGCTGCACGTCCTGCGATTTCATGACGCCGGGAATGAGTATCGAGGAAAACAGGAACGCGCTATACACCTTCCCGCCGACGCCGCTTTGATCCGCGCTACCCCTGAACCATTGGCCACCACTGGCGGCGACACGGGCCAACATGATGATGTCGCGTTCCTTGGTGCTGCGCTCGTCGCCGGGTTCGAGCTCGTCAACGGCAACGGGGCGGCTGGAATGTCCGAGCTGGCTTGTGATCCCGCTTTTCGTGGCGTCCGTCGATTGTACAAGGCCGTCGTCGCCGTGCAGGTAGCGCAAGAGCTTCTGAAACTCCGACTTGCCCGACGCGGCCGGCGCCAGCAACCAGAACACCGGGCGCCAGTCGAGAGCGCCGCCCAGCATCTGCACGCCCAGCAAACCAAGCGCCGCCTGCGTATGCAGCGCCGGCTGGGTCCAGTTCCAGCTTTCCAAGGCTTCCCGAATGGGCGGGGCAGGATCGGCGAAACTGTCGCCCATAGCAGGGTGCGGGATGGGCGAGGCGGCCGGATAGATGCGGCCGTCGATCCGCCCAGGCGCGCGCAACTCGCCCTGGTGCAGCACCTTGTCGCCCATGTGGTACACTAAGGCCCCGTCGTCGTCGGCCCATGCACCAACGCCGCGAACGCTGTTGTCGGGGTTGAATACGCCGCATTCGCTCGCGGCCTCCCATAGCACCATCGACGCAAAGGCATGGTCGATCTTCTTCGGATCGCGGTCCCAAACGGCCGGGTCGCCCTTCTCGGCCGTGTTGATCCAGATCGGAAAATTCCAGCGAAGCTTGTTGATCTGGTGGCCAAAGATGCTCTGCAGAAACTGCACCTTGATTTCCTTCGAGCGTCGCATCTGCCCATTCACATCGAGGAAATAGGCAAAGTCGCCATTCACGCCCAAGGGGGTAACTGGGCAATCGTCGAAGATTTCCCGGCGCCGGCGGCCCTGCCCTCCGCCATCGTCGCCATTCTCGGCGCCGGGCGCCTCTGGCGCATTGGCGAGCTGGTCGGCCAGCTCCGCTTCCGTCGGCCTGTTCAGGTCTGTCATTTTTGCCTCGCCTGTCCCTCAATCCCGGCTCTTGCGTCCGGCGTCATGCCGCGTTTGCGACAATCCGATTGGCCTCGATGGCCAGGTGTTCCAGGTAAGATTTGCGAAGGTCGCTGTTGGCTGTCCCGAAATAGGATCGGTTCATTCGCAACCTGGTCATGGCACCAGCCTTGCGGGCGATGTTCTGGGCTTCCCACCGATCGGCGTAGTCAACTGGGTCGCAGAGCAAGCTGCAGATCGTACCCAGATGGTCATAGGTGAGGTAGCTGTCGGCGCCGAAGAACAGCACCCAGTCGCCCGAGGCGGGGCTGGCTTCGACGCGGAAGTTCATGACAACCGCCCCTCATTTTTCAACGCCACCGCCTCAGCCAGGTCGGCTGCGTCGGACATGTCGCGGGCGATCTTGCGCGCAACGTGGGGGAGCAAGCAGGCGGCGGCGTATGGCTCTCCATCGTCGTCGTAGAACCAGACATGCACCGACTGACAGGGGCAATCCTGCGTGCAGTTCATTACCTGCAAGGTCGAGGCGTGGGGCAGATCATCAGTCATCGGAAAATCCGCTCCCCCTCCATTCGGCGCAACGCGTCGAGCATGGTTTCGCCGGGGCGCAGATCATACCCACAACCGATGGTGCCGCCCTTCCATGAGCCCGTGCGCTCGCCCACCTCGCCGTCAAACTCGACGTCGATGCTTTCCTTGATCCAGAAAGGCCAGCCAAGAGACTTGAACGCTCGCCATGTGAGGACGTGGCGGCGCTTTGAAACCGTGGCAACCCGCTCTTGCACCGTTCCGTTTTTCAACGTGTAGGTGTACGGGTGATGCTCTTTGTAGGGCTCGGCCTCGCGATTGAAGACATCGACCCAAGCGCCCTCATCGTCTGGGCCAATTTGCTTTTCGTGCTTGGGTAGCTGCATTTCATAGGCCAGCGTGTGCCAGTCCCACGGCCAATCGAACGACTTGCGCCGCAACCCCCAATGGAACGTCAGGCCAAACTCCTTGGACGCATAGGCAGACCATTGTGGACCGTCCATTGCCGGCCAGGGATGGTCGATAACGCCAAGCGGAAGAACAACGGTCAGGCGCCAGAACTTCAGGAACAGCATCCTGTCGCCCCTGTCCTCGTCGTTCGAGTGGACATGGACCCCGCCGCCAAAATCCCAGCCGTGCTTCGAGGTGCTGATTTCGACGCTTTGGCCGTTTTTCAGCCAGCCGCGCCAAAGACCGGGTTCCGATGATGTGTGCTTGAAGATCATGCGTCTTCATCCTCCTTGCCGACTTCGTCCTCGTCCTTTTTCACCAGCGCCAGTTTCAGCGCGTCGTTCAGATCCTTTCCGCCGAACGAGTTTTGCCAAAGGCGCACGTCCCGGCCCTTGGCGCGGTGGGCGGCAATGGCGCGATGCAGCGCCTTGCGGGCGTCCTCGTTTTCATCGAGGTCGGCGACCAGCGTGATGCGCGCGACATTCTCAGGCAGCTGCAGCTGGGCCAGGTTCCCCAGACTGACGGCCGCCAGCACGCGCGCCTCGGGGTTCAACAGCACCATCGACAGCGCGTCCTCGATCCCCTCGGTGACGAATACGTGGGTATTCTTCGGGCACTGGGGCAGGCTGGCGGGCTTACCGCCGCGCGGGCCGATCCCGCGCCAAAGGTTCACGGCCGCGCCACCATACTGGCCCAGCACCTTCTTGGGCTGGCGCACGCCGGCCTTTGCCCACTGCCCCGCCGCGTCAAGGCCCAGATAGGTGCGATGCAGCGCAACCTGCTGGCCCTTAGCGTTGCTGATGATCGCCGCCATCGCGGGCAGCTTCGCCTCGATCACTTCCCCGGTTTCCGGGTCTTCGTCGTAGTAGCTGCACTCGGGCAGATAGCGCAGGGCGCCGGGTTGACGGCCCAAGCGGGTCAAGTCGATGCCGCGGCCTTTCAGGTAGTAGTCGACGGGCGTGCCCCGCAGATGCTCTTGCCCACTGAGCCAGATGGCCAGCGCGGCCTTCGATTTCCGGGCCTGTTTCTCGCGCTCGTCGCTCTCGCGTTGCCGGCGCTGCACGTCCAGCCGGCGCTGGCGTTCCTTTCGCTGCGCCTCGGTTTCCGGGTTTTGGGTAGACAGGCCCAGAAATCGGCGAGCCTCGGCCAACGCCTCGCGACGGGTGCAGCCAAGGCTAAGCTCGATCAGGTCGATGAGGTCGCCACCCTCACGAATAGCGTAATCGTTCCATCGGCCACGCTTGGCGCCGGCCAGGTGAACGCAGAAGCTGCCGACGGTGCGATCCGCGCGGCCGGGGTTCAAGGTGAAGTAACGCCCCTGCGCCTTGTACCAGCCGCCGCGCGGGGGCGCGTAATGCTCCGCCACGTCCTCAACCCGGTCGTTGAGCATGTGCTTGATTTCTTCCAGGCTGTAGGTTTGGCGGGGCATGTCGTCAGCTGTCCGCTGCAATTTTCTCTTGGTGGATGGTGCTGCGGCGTTCGAGCGACAGCCCCATGCGCCACTTGTGAAAGGTGATGAGTTGCTGGCGGGCGTCATGTGTAACGCGCAGATGGGGGCCACTGCCCGGCGTCGTTTTCAGTATCCTGTCGGCCGCCTTTCGCAGCGCCAGCGCATGGGGGTGGATGATGTTGCGCGGTTCGGTCACACATTTTTCCATCGTGTCGCGCAGAACCGTTTCCCAGCCTTCCTCGGGCGCAATGCTCAACAGGTGGATGCTCAGCGCGTGCGCCAGCGCGTGATCGGTCGGCGTCATAAGCGCATCCCAGCTTACTTCGATGTCAGCCATGCACGTCTTTCCTGTCCTGGCCCGGGGGCACCGGGACGTTTGACTTTTCGATGAAATCTTCGAGGCGCTGGCCCAGCTTTTTCAGCTGTTCGGCGTCGTGGTGGTGCAGCTCGTACTGGGTGACGAACCCAAGAACGGCGCGGCGCAGCGGGTCGTTGCCATCTTCGAGGTTGCGCTCGGCCACCATGCGCAGCTCGTCAACGTCGGTCTGCGGCAGGTCATTGACCTTCGCTTGCAGCGCGACCTGGAAGGCCGCGAGCTTGACGCTGACAACCGGGTCATAGGACACGGGCCACCTCCGAAACCTCGGGGGATGCGGGCCGCCGATGAAACTCGGGAAACTCCGACGGCCCGCCCCACTGCCACCCCGGGATGCTGCCTGCTGAGGACGGGGTGACATGCTCGATATTTGAATGGCGCGGGACGGGGCAGGTGAGCCGCCCCGCGCCAAACTTCCGTACGCGCACAGGTTGCGCACAGGCAAGCGCGCGCCCATTGGGGACAACGCGCGCGGAAACAGGGCGAGCCGGCTCCGGCAGGGAGGTTTGGCTCCGCCCGCCCATCACTCGGCCGCCATCCCGTCGACCTTGCCGGGCGTCTGCAAGGCGGGTTTCAGGCGGTCGCGCAGATGCTGCGGCATGGTCTTCCCCATGCCCTCGACCAGCTTGTCGATTTCTTTCCAGTCCGCACCCCAAAGCAGATGGTCTGCTGTCAGCGGGATTTTTCTGGCCGCCGCATGGGCGTGAATGCGGCGCATCGCGTGATGCGGAATGTCGCCGGCCGCACGGTACTGACTTTCGCGACGCCAGTTATAGGGCGCCTTGTCATTCAGCCCCGCGATTTTGCCCAACTCCCCAATCGGGGCAACAAGGCATTCAACCACTTCAATTGGTGTTAGGTGCGTACTCATGACACAACCGATAGCGTTGAGCCCTAGATGTTGCAACTAAAATTTTCAGTTAAACTGACGTGATTTGTGAGTGCGTGGTGCTTACTTGGCGAACGGTGGATGACAAGTGGTTCAAAAAACGTCAAAAAGAGGTTGGCGTCACCGCCGAGGATATTGCGCGGGAAATGGGGCGGACACGCTCCAATGTCTCTCACATTTACTCAGGAGACCAGCGTATGTCGCTGGATTGGGCTCGCGCGTTTGCCAAGGTGCTGCAGGTTCCCCTCGAAGAGGTGCTGAAGCGCGCCGGGGTGAGTGAGCCTGCCGAGGCTCAAAGGCTCACACCCGGTTTTTCGGAAAGCGATGCCGCACCATTTGTTTCTGATGGGTCGGCAGCAGATAATGCCCGCAAAATTGCCGCACTTCTAGGGGGCGACAAGCCAGGAGTTGACATCTGGACCGTGCGAACGGATGCCCTGATGCTGGAAGGTTACCGGCGCGGTGATCTCATCCTGGTTGATACCCATCAGAGCGAAAGATGCCGGGCCGGGGACATGGTAATCGCACAACTTTACAACTGGAAATCGGGATCAGTGGAAACAGTGTTGCGGCTTTTTGAACCACCCGTTTTGATTGCCGTGAGCGCGACCGTTAGCGGTGGCCGAACCCATGTGGTTGATGGCAATAATGTCGTGATCCGCGGAAAGGTGATTGCGTCATGGCGGACGAACTGACCCCTCCACGAACGCACAAAGAACAGCTTGAGCTTGAGGCGATCTATACTCGCACACAAAACGTCGTGAGGGTATTTGCCTTTGCATCACCGTTTCTTCTGTTTTTAGCCTGGGAATGGCTTGCTCGAATGCTCGGATACTCCGGCACGCTTATGTTTTTGTTTATTATGCAATTTTTCCTCATGGCGTGGCTTCCGGAGCGACCGGCGTATTGGCTTGCCGAAAAGAAATTCTACAAGAAGAACAGCTCAAACTAACCTCATTGGTTAGTAAAACTAAAATTTTTAGTTGACAGTGCGCACCGCGCACCCATAACTCTTGTGCCAGTACAGGCAACAGGAGTTTAGACAGGTGACACAGGCAAGAAACCAATCGCCCTTCTCGATCCCGCACACGCGGGCGGGCAAGATCACGGATGAAACTCTGGATCAAATAACGGCCATCGCCGAGAAGGCCCAGAAGGGTATCGAGCTGTCCCACACAGAGGCATGCTTGATGCTGCTGACCGCCCCGCAGGTCTGCTTCGAGCTGCGCCAGCGGCGCGCGGCGATGGACTTGATCAGCGACTGCACCGATCTGGACAACGTGAGTTTCATTCACTGCGACCGGGCGCCGGCATGAGCGACGGGCAGGACATCACGCTGCGCACCATGACGGCCGACGAACTGCGGGGGTTTAACTATGCGCTTGATTGCATGGAGACATGGGCGCGGCAGCTCGAAGCCGGCGCAGCCGACATACCCGAGACGGGGCCGACCGTCCCGCTCGGTGTGCAGATCGTGAATTCCGCTCGCATGACGCGCGACCTTACCCGGGCAATGCGCGCCGGGTTCGGGCCGCCACCGCCGCCCCGAATTTAGTTTCCGACGGGGCCGTTCGGGCGCACCGATCTGCTCGCCGCCCGCCCCAGCCACCACTCCGACCCCCGCCAGCGAACGGCACGGCGGGGGCAACGAGGTCTAGAGCATGGTAGCTACTGGCATTTTGGCGGGGCTGTTTGTCGTTTTCATGGTGGGGGTCTACGCCGTCGCATCTGTTTTTGGGGCGATGGACGACACCCAGCACGATCCGCAAAGTTACGACACGGAATTCGACGTTTCGATCCGCAACTGGGCACAAATGCAAGATCGGTGGTCGGAATGACGGTTTTCATTCAGGCCCCCGAGGTCGCACGCATGGTCGGGTTTTATTCTGCCGATGCGTTTCTGATGAACCGCCATCGCCTTGAAGACGAGGAAGGCTTTCCGATGCCGCTACCTACGTCGCGGCGGCCGCTGAAATGGCGCCGCACGGAAGTGCAGGCGTGGGTCGACGGCATGGGGCGGCCAAAGCCCCATCTGCCGGACACGGCCGGCATGGGCGCCAACGTCGTGCTGCTGGCGGAAGCGAGGCGCGGCTGATGTGCGGCTTCATCAGCATTCACGGTGCAGCTCAAGCCGCTAAAGCGGAATACGACCGGCAACGCATTGAAGCTACGGTGCTGTCGCCGATCTTCGCGGCGGTCGAACACAAGGGCCGCTGGCTCCCCGTCTATGAAGGGCGCAGCAATATTCCAAGAGTGGAAAGGAAGGGGGCGTGATGGACGAAACCATCGCTAAATTGCTGGCAGCCGCATCACAAGCGCAAGGTGCAGCTGGGGACATGATCGAGGCGGTGCGCGAAGGAAGCATTACGCCGCATGACAATGTTGGCTCGGGAGACACCGCGACGATCCTGGCCGACGGGCTGCGCATTCTGATCGAGCTGACCGAAAGCGATACCGGGTCCGCCGGCCAGCTGCACGGCGCCCTGATCCGGTTCCTGGAGGATCGCGTATGACCGACACCGACGCCACCCTGGCCGACGATTACATGACCAAGCTCCCGCTGGTGATGAAGGCCAAGGCCAAGCTGATCGCGCGCGGCCTGACACGCGGCCGAGCACGGTGCAGCTGCAGCCCCAAGGGCACCCGCACGCTGCGCGTCAGGATCGCCGGCCGCAAGAACCACGCCCGCGCGGCCTGCGAGGCGTGCGGCTTCTGGCTGGTGGAGTGAGCGGGATGGCCCTGCCCTACAAGACGCGCGAGACGATGCGCGTCGTGCAGGCGCCGAACGTCTATGCCGGCGAAACGTGCGACCAGCACGAACCGCGCTGGATCGGATCGGCCGAGGGCGACAAGGATGGAGCTGGTCCGGTCGGGCTCGAAGATGCCCTGATGCTGAGCGCAACAACCTTCCCGCCCGGAACGATAGTCACCATCCACGAGCCCGAATGCCCGCAGTGCCACACGGTGCCGACATGGATGGGTGGCCGCTGGGAATGCGAATGCGACCTCGACTGGCGAGGGTTCGCGGAAGACCACTTTTCTTGAGAAGGAGCGAACAGTGATCCACCTTAACCACTCCGTAACCGGTGGCCAAATCGGCGCCGAGCTGGCGAATGACGAAGAAGAACTTGCCTATGCCCTGGTGGCCATCGCCGAGGCCGGGCCGTCGGATACCGAGATTGCAGACCATCTGCACGGCAGCGACCGGGAGGCCGTCAGAGATTTCTGCAATGCCCTCGCGATCACGCTGGCCGACGATTGATCAGAGGGCACCTGGATTATGAGGAACCGCGCGCATCTGCTTGAAATTATCCGCGAAGAACAGAGGCGCGGAGAGGCCTGCCCCTGCGGCGGGTCAAACGAAATGTGTGGGTGTCAAAACCGACCGAACCGGAAAGAGCCATGCGGCGAGTGCCATCTGCAGCCAGGCGAAACGTGTGACATTTGCGGCGCGCAAGAACTGGCAAAAGGGTCGGTATGACGCACCCGGCTTTTCACTCAATTTCAGATGCCATTGAGGCGCTTGAAGCTGCACTGGAAAGCGCGAACCTCACCCTCATTCAGCGACAGGTTCTTTCCGACATGCGAGACGATCTGCACGGAGTGAACGAAATCGACACGTTTTCCGACGTGTGCAAATTGGCGATCTTGCGCGCCCAACGTGGACATTTTTTCTAGAGGAACGCTCTGATGCCGAAACCCATCCGCGAAAAGGTCAAGGGCCTCCGCCAGCGCGAGCGCAGCGATGGCACCTGGCGCGTGTGGTGGGAACCCACGGGCGCCGAAAAGAAGCTCGGGCTGGAAGCCGTCAACCTCGATGCCGACCGGCCGGCCTGGTCGATCCGCGAGGCCGAGGCCCAGAACAGGGCGGTGCGCCGGGCGCTGAACGGCGAAACCACCAAGGCCCGGCAACAGACGGCGCGCACCATCGACGCGCTCATCGAAACCTATCGCGATCACAAGTGGTATCAGAAGCGGGCGGCGGGCACCAAGCGCGGCTATAAGACCCTGCTGAATGCGATCAGCAAGAAGTGGGGCGGATACAAGGTCAGCGATTTTGACAGCGACGTGATGCAGGCGTGGCATGACACGCTGGCCGACAGCTCGGGCGCCAACTACGCCACCAAGATGACCGTCATGATGTCGATGTTGTTCAAGCTGGCCGAACGCCTTCGCTGGCGTCCCAAGGGCTCGAACCCCTGCATCGGTCTGGAACGCGAGAAGGCAAAACCCCGCTCCCGCTATGCCAGCTGGGAGGAATTCGACGCGCTCCTGGCCGCGGCCGAGGATCTGGGTATGCCCTCGCTCGGCGCGGCCGTGGCGCTGTCTTTCCTGCAGGGCCAGCGCCAGACGGATATCTTGGCGGCGCGCGTGTGCGAGTTTGTGCAGGTGTCGATGGTGCTGCCGAGCGAGGATGAAGATTTCCCCCGCAAGGTTTGGGTCTGGGATTTCAAACGCTCGAAGAATGACAAGGACGGCACCGTGCCGCTGCATGACGAGGCCGTGGCATGGGTCCAGCGCATGGCCGACCTGCGCAGGGGCGCCGATGATCCGCTGCTGGTCGATGAGCGTGTCGGCCGGGCCTATGACCTCGATCTGTTCCAGCACCGGTGGAGCGACCTGCGCGCCAGGGCGGCCAAGGCGTGCCCGTCGCTGCTGGCGGCAGGCCAGGTACTGCAGTTCCGCGACCTGCGCCGCTCGGCCAGCACCTGGGCGCGGATCGGCGGCGCGAGCCACGAGGATGTGGGCGACCTGCTGGGCAATACCGTCGCTGATAACCCGGTGCTGGCGGCCACCTACATGCCGGCGAACTTCTACACCGCCGCCCGCGCCGTCAGCGCGATCCGTCGGCCAGGATCGAAAGAAAGGAAGAAAGCGTGACACCCATTCAAACAATCGTCGCCCATCTAGCCAGCCTGGAACCTATCGCTAGCTCGACCGATGCCAAGCGCGATCTGGAAGAAGCGGCCAAGGCCATTGATGACGAACTGCAATATCTGCGCCAAGAAGTGATCCGGCTGTCGAACCCGGGAGCACGGTGATGGAAATCCGCGGCGCCGGCTGCAGCTGGGCGGTTTACGACGGGGATCGTCCGATAGCCAAGGCCAGCCACTACGACGTGGCATGTGCCAAGGCCAATCGGCTGGAACGCGAACGTCATCTGAGCGTGCGCATCTGCCTTGGCTGCGGTTGCGGCTTCCCCTCGACGGGGCCAGGTCATCGCCGTTGTGATAGCTGCCAGAAACAGCGTCCGAATTCGGACGGTTCGGACGCTCGGACGCACGAAAAGCCCGTTTCCCTAAAAATGCCTTTTGAACAGTGGGTTAATGGTGCCCCCAGACGGATTCGAACCGCCGACCTACTGATTACAAATCA